CAAGGCCGGTGCGGACTGCGGGAATTTGACGCTAGCACCGGGCACACCATGAATACCGGCGTAACGAAAACCGGCGCAATCGCAATGGAAAAGCTGGATTCGTTCAATCTTCAAGACGTGGATTTTGTGAAAATCGACGTTGAAGGGTACGAATATGCCGTGGTGTTGGGCGCGTCGGAAACCCTGTTGCGTTGCCGCCCGGTGGTGGTGTGCGAAGACAAGGGGCACGGGCACGCGCACGGGATACCGGAGGGCGCCGCCATTAAGTTTTTGAAAAAGTTGGGAATGGAAGTCCGCGAAAACATCGGCGGGGATCACATCATGGTTTTCCCATGAACCGGGGCGTTATCTTCGTGGGTTACGATTCGCGCGCGCCGCAAGCCTACGCCGCGGCGGAACGGTCCGCCATGGTCATGTCCGCCTATCGCGCGCGGGTGCGCCCGCTGGACGCCGCCGACTTGCGCCGGCAAAACCTGTTGTGGCGCCCGACCACCACCGACGCCGACGGCAACCTGTTTGACGTGCTGTCAAACGCGCCGCAGTCCACCGAATTTGCCATTACCCGTTTTCTGGTGCCGTTCATTCACCCGCAGGGGTGGTGCCTGTTCGTGGATCAGGACGTTATTTTTCTGGCGGACCCGGCGGAACTGTTCGACCTGGTGGACTCCCGGTTTGCCGTCATGGTGGTTAAACACCAAATGCCCGACACGGGCGACACCAAAATGATGGGGCAAAAACAAACTTCGTACCCGCGCAAAAACTGGTCCAGCGTGTGCCTAGTCAACGCGTCGCACCCGGCGCATTTTCGGTTGTCCGTAGGCATGGTCAACCAATACCCGGGCGACCTGTTGCACCGTTTCTTTTGGTTGCGGGATTCGGAAATCGGGGAGTTGCCGCCGGAATGGAACTGGTTAGTTGGTGTGCAGCCGAAACCATTTTCCCCGAAGTTGGCGCATTTCACCTTGGGCGGTCCGTGGATTCCCGGGTGGAAGGGGGCGCAATATGATGAAATTTGGACAGATATTGCCGCGTCTTCGTGAATGCGAAGGATGCCGACGGCGGCGGGCCGCGATAAAGCGCACCATTCGCAAGGTGTTAGGAACCGAGGAAAGCCACAATGCTGGTAAGCCTGACGGAAGCAAAAAGCCACCTTCGGATTGACCATTACGAAGCGGACGCGGACCTGTTGCTGTATATCGCGGCAGCGGAAGCGCACGTGGCGAATTTCCTAAACCGCAACCTAGACCGGTGGGGCGAACACGGTTCGCCGTCGGGTTCGCCGTCGCTGCCGGTGCCGGAACCGGTCCGCCAGGCAATCAAAATGATCGTGGGCGACCTGTACGAAAACCGCGAGTCCGCCACCACCGGCGCCACCGTAAGCGTGAACCCGACCACGGAACGTTTGCTGTACCCCTACCGGTTGCAAATCGGGGTTTGAAATGATTACCGACCGAATCGACGCAATAACGAAGATACCCGAAACGCACCGGGCGGCGTTTCTGCCGGCGCCGAAGTCGGTCAAAATTGAATTGACCGGGCGTTGCAACTACCGGTGCGGATTCTGTGCACTGCGCAACCGCGAAGTGCAGCCGCACGGAGACATGGACTGGTCATTGTTTACGCGTGTAACGCGGGACATGAAAATTTCGGGTGTCCGAGAAATCGGCGTTTTTTACCTGGGCGAAAGCCTCATGGCGAAAGACTTGACCGTAGCGGCAATCGAATTCCTTAAACACGCGCTGGAATTCGAATACGTGTTTTTGACCACCAACGCTTCGTTGCTGGACGAATCGACGGCGGAAAGAATCATGGCCGCGGGCCTGGATAGTCTGAAATACTCGGTTAATGCCGCGTCCGCGGAACAATTCGCGGAAATCATGGGCGTGTCGCCAAAGTATTTTTTCCGTGCGCTGGACAACATAGAAAGCACGTGGCGCGTGCGGGAAAAACACGGATTCAAAACGCGCCTGTATGCGTCTTCAATCCGTTATGACGGCGCCCAACTGGAACGCATGGAACAATTGCTGGACACGCGGGTGCGCCCATTCTGCGACCAAACCTATTGGTTGCCGCTTTACAGCATGGGCGCGCAAGCGAACCAGCGCGAAGCGGAATTGGGGTACACGCCGACGGCGGGCAACCAGGGGCGCATAGGTGCGCTACGGGAGCCACTACCATGTTGGTCCTGTTTTATGGGCGCGCACCTTACAGCCGACGGAATCCTGACGGCGTGTTGTTTTGACGCCGACGGGCGGTTTGCCATGGCGGACCTAAACCACGTGCCGTTCATGGACGGTTGGAATTCCGACAAGTTCCAGGCGTTGCGGGCCGCGCACCTGGCGCGCGACGTGACCGGCACCATTTGCCAGGATTGCGTTGCTTACAGGTGAACCCATGCAAGCGGGAAAGCTAAGGCACCGGGTCACGTTGCAACGGCGGGTGGAATCGCAGGATGCCACCGGCGCCGTGGTTTGGACCTGGACAAGCTTTGCAACCGTTTGGGCGTCCATTGAACCGTTGACCGGACGTGAGTATTTCGCCGCCGCCCAGGTGCAAAGCGCGATTGACGCTAGGATTCGCATTCGCTACCTGGCGAACGTGACGGCCAAAATGCGCGTGCTGCACGTGGCGGAACGCGGTTCGCCGTCGCTGGTGACTTACTACGCCGTGGAAACGGTCATTGACCCGGAAGAAAGGGGCGGCGAACTGGTGTTGATGGTGCGCCAGGCGGACGCGGACGGGTTCCTAAGTGACTGACGCAATCCGCATTGAAGGCACCCGGGAGCTAATCCGCAAACTGCGGGAATACCCGGACAAAACCGGGTCCGTGCTGCGGTCCGCGACGCGCGACGGCATGAAACCGGTGCAGGAATCCGCCGCCCGGCGCGTTCCACGTGGAACAAAGGGGCATTGGTACACAAGCAAGGGCATTGCCGTGCAGTACCTTCCGCCGGGCTATGCCAAAGCGCACATTCTGCGCGCGACCTTCCTTTCCCGGGATAAGCAAAGCGCTACCACGATTGTGGGGCCGCACAAATACGCCTGGTACGCTTCAAAGTTCGTGGAATTCGGTATCCCGTCGCGCCAGTATTCCGCGCAACCGTGGCTGGTGCCGGCGTTCGAAGCCAACCAACAGGCCGCGATTGACCAGGTGGGCAAAACCATTGGCAAGCGCATTCGGGCGATTGCGAGGAAACACGCGGGGCAAAAGCTGAAATGATTTCCGAAGGCTTGTTTTCGCACCTATCCGCCGCCGGTGGCGTCACCAACCTGGTGGGCAAGCGAATTTATCCGCTGGTGGTTCCGCAGCACGTCGCCGGCGAAGTCGCCAAAATGCCGTGCGTGGTTTACGCGCGGGTGGACGTGCGGCGGCAGCAAAAGTTTTGCGGCACGGACGGGTTGGTGCGGTCCGTCTTCCAGTTGGACAGTTACGCCACCACCTACCATGAGTCCATAACCCTGGCCGCCGCGGTGCGCGCCGCGTTGGTAGACTACGCCGGCACCATGGGCACCGTGCCCGTGCAGAAAGTCTTCCTGGACTACCAGGACGAATTGACGGAACCGGACCCAGGGTTGTATAGGGTCATGCAGCGTTTTATCTTATGGCACGACGAACCGTAACAGGGGCGAACCAATGACCACTAAAGCATTTGTGGGCAACGTTTTTCTGCACCGCGAAAAAGGCGGATCACCGGGCGAATACGAACGGGTTTGCCAGGTGTTCGGCATTTCCGGGTTGGGTCAAACCAATGACCTAATTGAAGCGACCACGTTTTGTTCCGGCGGCAACCGTGAGTGGATCAACGGACTTGCGGACGGGTCGGAAATCACGCTGGAATGCAATTACGAAACCGGCAACACCGGCGCGATTCTGGGAATCATGATCGCCGACGTACAGGCGAAGAATCAACGCAAATTTATTGTGTCCGTGGACGACGGTTCGCCGTCGCAACGTTTTTCGTTCACGGCAATTTGCCTGTCCTGGACGTTGAACCCCGCCGTGGATGACCGCAACACCATTTCGTTTGGTTTGAAGGTGTCCGGCGCCATTACGCTTTCGTGACGGCATGACCAGCACCGCGGCGGCGTTTCTGGCGGCGGGCGCGCTTCGGCGTGCCAGCGTGACGGTTTGCGGGCATCTGGTCCACGTGCGGGAAATGTCCGTGCTGGAACGCGGGCAATTCCTGACGCTGGCGCGGGACAATCCGCCCATGATGCCGGTGCACCTGGTGCGGTTGTGCGTGACCGACGAAGCCGGCGTGCCGTTGTTCGGGCTGGCGGATGAACCCGCCATTGCGGCAATGCGCCCGGAATTCACGGACGGCGTGGCGCGGCACGTTATGGAACTGTCCGGCATGATTGAACAGGACGGCGGTGACGCCGAAAAAAAAAGCTAGCACCGGAACGGGTTTTTTTGTTCCGCCTGGCGCTGGCGTTGGGCAAGACGGTTGCGGAGATTGAAACCACCATGCCCGCACGCGAATTGACCGAATGGGGCCGGTACTACGCCGCCGAACCGTTCGGGCAGTTCCGCGACAATCTGCACGCCGGCATTGTTGCGGCGGCGATTCTCAACAGTAACCGGCAGCGCAATTCTCCGGTAGTGTCCCCGTCCGATTTCCTGCTAGTGTCGCGGGAACAGTCGCGCCGGCGCGAATTGGCAAAGTCCGTTGCCCGTTTGCGCGCCCTGGCGAAGCCTAAAAAGGTGGGCACCTAATGGCTGACGAAATCGCAAGTCTGCGCGTTGCCCTGGAAGCGCAAACCGCCGAATTCAACAAAGCGCTGGACTCTACGGCGCGGCGAATCGAACGCTTTGAAAAGCGCGCCACCAAAAGCCTGAAAACCACCAGTGGTTCCCTGGGCGGGCTGCAAAAATCCTTCGCCACATTTTCCAAGGGTTTGGGAATGTTGGGCGTTGGCTTGTCCCTGGGCGCCGTCGTTTCCACGTTGACGGGCGCGGCCAAAGCGGCGATTTCCTACGGCGACGACATAGCGAAGGCGTCCGCCAAAACCGGCGTTGGCGTGCAAGCGTTTTCACAATTGGCCTATGCCGCCAAACAATCCGACATTGACATGGTGTCGTTGGGAAACGCTTTTAAAAAGCTTCAAGTTGCCATTTCCAACGCCGGCACCGGCGCCAAACAACCGTTGGAAGCGTTCGCCGCCCTGGGGATTGAATTCGGTTCGTTACGGGAGTTGGCGCCGGAAGAACAATTTTTGCTGATTGGGCAGCAAATTTCGTTATTGAAAGACCCGGCGGACCGGGCGCGCGCCGCCACCGAATTGTTTGGAAAGGCCGGTGCGGACCTGTTGCCTATGTTCGAACAGGGCGCCGCCGGCATTCGTGCGTTCATGCAGGAGGCGGACCGGGTTGGGGCGTCAATGACACCCGAACAAGTGGCGCGGTTGGCGGAAGCGGACGACGCAATAAAGCGCATGGGGCAAGCCTGGGACGGACTCGCCCGCACCCTAACCGCTTCCGTGGCGCCGGCGTTAACGGGTGTTTTTAACCTGGTAACCGCCGGCCTGGCGTCCAACACGGACGACGTTGGAAAGTTCCAAAAGGCATGGCTTCTATTGCTTCGCGTTATGACGAGGGGGTCACCGTCGGCAATGTTGGCGGGGGCAATTCAGGAAATGGGCCGCATGGTCGCAACGGCGGGCGAAGCGTCGGCGCCGTTGGGTTCGTCGGCGCGCACGCGGGCAATGTCTAGGACGCCAGCGCCGCCCGCGGGCGCGGCGCCGCCCGGTTACTTGCCGGGCGCCGGCACCGGCGGCAAGGGTGCCGCGGACAAGGCGGCGGCGGAAATTGAACGTGCCACCGAAGCAATTTCCAAACAGGTGGAAGCGCTAAAGCAACAGGCAATTACCGCGGGTTGGTCCGACGAAGCGATAATGCAATACCGGGTCACGTTGGGCGACCTGGCGGACGAATTCGCCAAAGCTGGACCGAACGCCGAACAGTACAAAGCGCAGTTGGTCATGCTAACGGGCGAAGTGGAACGCAACGAAGCCGCGACCAAAAAAGCGGCAGACGCCCAGGCGGCGCATGACGCGTTGCTGGCGGAGGGCCGGTCGCTGGTTGAATCGTTGCGCGACCCTTACGAGGTCGCGTCCGCGGCGGTTGACCGCTACAACCTGTTACTGGCGGAAGGCGCCATTACTGCCGCCGAATTTGACGACGCCATGTTGCACCTGTCCGAAGGGTTGGCGGAAACGGCGAAAGCCGCCACCAAGTCTTCCGACGAAATGTCTATCCAGTGGGATCAGGCGTTGCGCAATATGCAAGACATATTGGCGGATTCGCTGTTTAACTCGTTTGACGACGGGTTGCAAAATATGCTTTACCAGTGGGCAAACGCGTTAAAGCGCATGGCAATGGAAGCATTGGCCGCAAACATTTTTGGCGCACTGACGGCGGGCGCGCAAAAGGCGGCGGGCGGCGGCGGAATTTGGGGCAGCATTTTTAGTGGGATTTTGGGTGCGTTCGGCGGTTCCCTGGGCGGCGGCGGCGGCGGAATTGGAGTAATCAACGGTTTTGATTTCGCATCCATTGGACTTGCCAAAGGCGGTCCCGTGAGTCCGGGCAAACTGTACCTGGCGGGCGAACAGGGGCCGGAATTCATTGTGCCGCGGCAACCTGGAATGGTATTGCCCACCAACGTGACGCGCGCCATGGTGGACCGGTTAGCACTAGGCGACGGTGGACGCGCGCCCATAAATGTAACCTTCAACATTGAAACGCCGGACCCGGACGCGTTTGCCCGAACACAAACGCAAATACAGGCACGAATGCAGCGGACCCTTGCGCGCGCCAGTGCGAGGAAAAACTAAATGGCGTTCCATGACGTGCGGTTTCCGTTGTGCATTGAAATTGGCGCCACGGGCGGGCCGCGGTTCCGCACCACCGTTTTGGGTTTGGGCAGCGGGTACGAAAAACGGAACATAGAATGGTCCCGCGTCCGCGGCGCCTGGGACGTGGGAAGCGGCGTTAAAACCAAAGCGGACATGGATGCCGTCATTGCGTTTTTCTATGCGCGCCAGGGGCGCGCGCACGCGTTCCGTTTCCGCGATTGGACGGACTATCAAATCGGAACCGTGGGCGTTCCGCTTACGATTGGCACGGGCACCGGTGCACTAACTCAATTCCAGCTAACAAAACGCTACACGTCGGGCAGCTATTACTTTGACCGCAAAATTACGCGCCCTGTTTCCGGCACGGTGTTTGTGCGGACGAATGAAAGTCCGACGCGTTCCTATTCGTTGAACACGTCCACCGGGTTGGTGACGTTCACCACGCCGCCCGGCAACGGGGCGACGGTAACGGCATGGGGCGAATTTGACGTGCCCGCGCGATTCGATACGGACGACTTGAACATAACCGGCGTTTATGACGGCGTGCTGGACATTCCGTCCATTCCAATTGTGGAAGTCCGCGAATGAAGGTTGTTTTTTATCACGCCGACGCAACGCCGTTGTGGGACGCGCCGCCCGGATTTTATCAGCGGGTGGCGGCGCAATTGCGCGAAAACTGCCGCGTGTACGGATTTAAAAGCGTGCATCTAACGATGCCGGGGCACGTGCCCATGGGCGAGGAAACCATAGAATTTCCGGGCCTGGACCCGCGCCACGTGGTCTATAACCGCGAAGTGTGCTTTGCGCGCTACTTGCGCGACGCGCCGCCCGGTGATTATCTGTTTAGTGAACCTGACGCAATCATAATGGCGCCATTTCCGAAACTGAAAACGGATTGCGCCATGCTTTACCGTGATTTCTCCGGCCCGCACCTGTCCCCATGTTTGCGGTTGGCACGCCCGGCGGCGGCGCCGCTGTTCGAAAGTATCCGCGCCCGCATGGAGGGAATGTCCGACGAATTGAAATGCTGGCACGGTGATTCGCTGGCGTTCCAATCGTTGTGGGAAGAATTGGGCGCGCCGGTCCAGCTTGGAAAGTTCGTCCGCGAAGGCGTTTCCATTGAATTGCGCCGGTGGCAGCACTACACCAAGGGGCCGTTTGTTGTGCATTGGAAGGGCGCCAAAAAAATTGCCATGCTGGACCGCGTGCCATGAAAACCGTTACCAGTGGCATGGGCACGCACCTGGCCGGCGAAGTCACCGCCCTGGCGTTGTTGTGGCGCATAGTGCGGAAAGACGGTGTGGAATTCTTCTTTACCACGCACGACCAGGACATACAGTTTCCGTCCGGTTCGCCGTCCTACACTTACCGTGCCGCCGGCGGGTTTTCGAAATCCGCGATTTCGTCGCAAGCCGGGTTGAACGTTGACGACATGGAAGCCACGGCGTTTTTCGATTCGGATAGTGTGACGGTGGAAGCGTTGCGGGCGGGTTTGTTTGACGGCGCCGAAGTGTTTATTTCCGCCGTCAATTACACCAATTTGGCATTGGGCGAAGTGAAATTGCGCCGCGGGTGGTTGGGTGAATGTATTGCGACGCCGGAAGGCCAATTTAAAACCGAATTGCGCGGACTGACTGAGCTATTCCAGGCACCGTTCGGCGAAGTCTATTCGCCGGAATGCCGCGCGGACCTGGGTGACGCACGTTGCGGCGTTGACCTGGCGGCAATTACGGATGCGGTCACAATCACAAGCGTATTGGACCGGCGTTCGTTTGCCGTGTCGGGCGCCAACACCCGTGGTGACCCAACCTACTATTTGGGCGGACTGTTTACGTTCACGTCCGGGCCGAACGCGGGCAAAGCGGTTGAAATTCTCGCGTTTGGCGAGGCGTCCCCAACCGGTTCGCCGTCGGTGCCGTTCGTCACGCTGTTTTTGCCGGTGGGATACGTGCCGGAAGTGGGCAACACCGGCACCATGACGCCGGGTTGTTCAAAAACCGTGATTACGTGCGCGTCCCGGTTTAATAACCTGTTGAATTTCCGCGCCGAACCCTACTTGCCGGGCCTGGACGCAATGTTGCTGTACCCGGACGCGAAGTAATGGCGACCAGCAATGACGTGGTGAACGTGGCACGCCGAATGGTTGGCACGCGTTGGCGTCACCAGGGGCGGGCGCCGGGCATCGGGTTGGATTGCGTGGGCGTGGTGGTGTGCACCGGGCGCGAATTGGGCGTGTTGGATTATGACTTGCGCGAATACCCGCGCCACGCCGCCGTCAACGGATTTATGGATTACTTCCGCGCCCACGGCAACGAAATTGCCTTGCGCAAAGTGCACCCGGGCGCGGTGCTGGCGTTGCAGGAAAAAACCTTTCCGTGCCACTGCGGAATTGTCGCAAGCGACGTGCACGGGTTGACCCTTATTCATGCATATGCACCACGCCGCCGGGTGGTGGAAGAAAGATTAACGCCGGAATGGTGGGCAAAGGTGTTGGCGGTGTTCGAATTCCGCGGGGTTGGTGCGTAATGGCGGTCCTGGGCATAACTGGCGCGCAATTGGCGTGGAATTTGGTTTTTGCCGTGGGCACCACGTTGTTGGCGCGCGCCCTGGCGCCGAACCCCGCGCCAATTGAAGGGCCGCGGCTGGATGACTTAAAGGTAACGTCGTCCGCGTATGGCGCGGTTATTGCGTTCGGGTATGGCACCGCACGCGTGGGCGGCAACTTGATTTGGGGTTTGCCAATTCGTGAACAGCGCAACACCGAACGTGTGGGCGGCAAAGGTGGCGGACCGTCCCAAAAGGTTACAACGTGGTCTTACTATTTCACGGGCGCCGTTGCTGTAAGCGAGGGTCCAATAGAAGACATTTTGCGAATTTGGGCGGATAGCAAGTTAATTTTTGACCGGGGCGGGCAAGTGGAAATTCCGCCGCGGGCGCGCGACGAAATCACCGGCGTTTTTACGGATGACTGGTGGCAAGCGTTTTACGGTTCGTTGGAAGGCAACGTGTTGCATACCGGCACCACGCGCGAAGGGTGGAAATTCCGCGTCTACCTGGGCACCGAAACGCAATTGCCGGACCCGGCCATGGAAGCGGACCAGGGCGTTGGGACGACGGTTCCGCACCGTGGGTTGGCATACGTGGTTTTTGATGATTGCCCACTGGCGGACTTCGGCAACCGCATTCCGAATTTT